CCCTTCTCGCGATATGCGGGCTTTTTCGTTGTAGACCATAATAGTTACGTGTAGTTATCTATACGTTCAACCATCCAACCACCACGAACCACCCATGGCCAAACGCGGACGCAAACGACTAGACCTCGGACCCGACGAGGACGCCCGCGTTGCGGCGATGGTGGCGCGGGGCGTGCCCACCGAGGCGATAGCGACCGCCCTCGGGACCTCCCTGACGACGGCCAAGCGGCGGGTCGCGGCGGTCCGGGCGGGGGTACAGGCGGCCAAGGGTGTGAGCAAGAGGGCGCACCTACAGGCGGCCATGTCCGCGGCCGCGCCCGCGGCCCTCGAGGCCGACGACGGCGACGTCACGGGCGAGGGCGACGATGTTGACGGGGGGGTTGGAGTCCCAGCCGGCGCGTCCCTGGAACAGGTCGACAAGTGGCTAGCGCGCATCGAAGAGAAAGCGCGCTTGGCCGAAACGTCGAACGACGATGACGCCTATATGAAATATGCGCGGTTGGTCGTGGTGTTACTCGACGCCAAGCGCAAGTTGGCGCCGCCCCCGCCCGTCGACCCCAACGCCAACCCCGACCTAATCGAGGCGGCGCGGCAGGTACGGGAGAGATGGGCGGCGACGATAAAGGGGATGGCCGAGCATGGGTGACCTCAAGATCGGGTCCCTCTTCTCAGGCATCGGCGGCCTTGAGCTCGGCCTTGAATGGGCGGGGGTCGGACGCGTCGTGTGGCAAGTGGAGTGCGACCCTTTCTGTCGCAAGGTGTTGGCCAAGCATTGGCCAGGAGTAAAGCAGTATGAGGACGTCCAAAAAGTTGGCGCCGAGCTCGAGCGGGTTGATGTCGTGTGCGGGGGATTCCCCTGCCAGGACCTCAGCGGCGCCCATACCGCAGGAAAACGGCGGGGACTCGACGGAGCCAAGTCCGGCCTGTGGTCGGAGTATCTCCGGATCGTCGAGTCCTGCCGACCAACCTGGATCGTTGTGGAGAACGTTATGCCGTGCCGCGATTGGCTGCCCTTCGTGCGGCGCGATCTTCACGAAATCGGGTATTCCAGCGTGCCTGTTCTCTTGCGAGCCTGTGATGTTGCTGCCCCGCACGAGCGGCCTAGGTGTTTCGTACTTGCCCACGCCGACGGCAAAGGCGAACCACTGCGCGCCGAGCATGCGAAAGTGGCCGGCCTACGCGCGCTTTCAAAACCTGGTCGGCACTGGGGGGCGCCCCCACCCCGAGGTTTTCGAATGGATGATGGGGTTCCCCGAGGGATGGACCGATTGCGCTGCTTAGGCAACGCGGTTGTGCCGCAGTGCGCCGAAGTGATCGGGCGGATCATCGTCGCGGCCCATGGTTGATCCCGCAGCCCTATCCCCCGCCCAACGCGCGGCCCTCGACCTCCTCCGAAAGCACGGCCTCGAGGGCGCCCTGGCCAAGGCCGACGAGGTACTGCACAGCCTAAGCATCGTGCAGCAAGCTGGGCACGAGGCCGATTGGTTCGAATGGTGGGCACGCCCCAAGCAACTGCCGCCCCCTGGCGATTGGCAGTCGTGGGGTTTCCTCACGGGCAGGGGTTTCGGCAAGACGTTGGCGGTATCGCGCTACCTCAACCGGGAGGTCTCCGCGCAACGCGCCCGCCTGATCCTACTCATGGCGCAAAAGGAGACGGACAGCGTCCAAATCCAGGTCGAGGGGCCGAGCGGCCTGATAGCGACCGCGCCGTACGACAACCGGCCGACCTGGCACGCCTCGTCCCTCGAGTTGCACTGGCCCAACGGCGCGGTTGCCTACGTACGGACGCCCGAGGTACCGAGCTCTGTCCGCGGCCTCGAGTATGACCACGCGTGGTTGACCGAGTTGCAGTCGTGGCCGACGGTGCATCGTGAGTATGCGTTCGCCATGGCGCTACTATCGACCCGCCTGCGCCACGCGCGCATCGTTTGGGACGCCACGCCCAAGCGCAGGCACCCCGTGTTGCTGCGGTTGCTCCGAAACCACGAGCGCGACCCGTCCAGGCACGTAATAGTCCGCGGCTCTACCCACGAAAACGCCGCCAACCTAGCGCGTGGGTACGTGCAGAAACTCGAGGACGAATACGGCGGGACGTCCCGCGGCCGTGAGGAGTTGCTAGGCGAGATGTTGGACGACTCCGACGCCGCTCTTTTCAAGCAATCGTGGATCGACGCCGCCCGCCGCCCACTGCCCGACCGCCTCGTGCGCCGCGTCCTGGCCGTCGACCCCGCCGTTACGACCAGGGCCGGCAACGACTCGACCGGTATCATCGACGCAGGCCTCGGCGTCGACGGCCAGGCCTATATCCTCGGCGACCATACGGGCAAGTACAGGGTTGAGGAGTGGTCAAAACTCCTCGTCGACCTGTACGTAAAGCACGATTGCGACTGCCTGGTCGTCGAAACGAACAAGGCGCTAGACCATGTGACGTTCGCCGTGCGGTCCTACGCCCAAACGCGGCACATCAACGTGGTCGTGGTCGGTAAAAACGAACGCGTACCCCCGCGCGCGTCGGGCGTGGTCTACGTCAGGGAGGTTTACGCCCGCGGCGAAAAGGCCGACCGCGCGCAGCCCTTGGCCACGGCCTACGAACGCGGGCGGGTATCGCACGTCGAGGGTGCAAACCTGTCCGAGCTGGAAGATCTTATGACGACATGGGAGCCCGAGGCCGGCAAGAGGTCCCCCGACCGCCTCGACGCCTGCGTCCACGCCGTGGTTGAGCTGCTCGGCCTGGCCTCGGACCGCCCCGACGCCAAGGCCGGTTTCAAAGGGATCACCGAGGCCGCGCGCACGCTAGCCGCGACCCGCCCGTCGGTGTCGCTGACGTCGGCGCTGTACCGTAAAGGCGGGGGCGGCGGGAAGATCTAGCGATCGGCTACTTGCAGTACTGCACGTCGGCCAGGTCGCAGTCCTGCACGCGGCAGAATTCCAACATGTCGTCCGCGTTGGGGCAGTTGGCCCCGCGATGATAGTGCGGGTACATGACAGCGTGCGGACTCGACACGTGCGCCATCCCAACCGAGTGGCCGAATTCGTGGAGCGCGACCTCACCGAACATGTCGAGGTCCGTTAGGCGGTCGACCGCGAGGAGGATCGTCGTGCCGCGCACGCCCGTAGCGACGCCCAACGTCTTGAGGTCGGGGTGCCTCGAGTCCATGTCCTGAAACTTGCCGTCCGTCGACAGCGCGTGAACAACGCAGCCCTCGACGCACTTGAGCGCCATGGCCGACGAACGCGTATCCAAGTCCTGCACGATCGTCAGTGAGACGTAGCCGTTACCGTAGTGGTTCCACGTGGCGGCCGCCGCCTCGAGGGCGCGGACTTGCTCGGGCGTAAACTCGACGTCGACGTGGAATTCGCCGGCCTCGCCGAAGATATCGGCAGGCGTAACCGTTGACGTGCAGCCGAGGGCGAGGGTTGCCGCCACGAGGGCGGGCGCAAGCCTACGCACCGTTGAGCTCGGCCAGCCGCGCCTCGAGGGCGGCGCGTTCCGCTGCCCGTTCGGCGGCCTCGCGCTCGGCATGCTTGGCGGCAAGGAAGGCTTCGACGGCCGCGGCTGCCGCGATGCAATGCGCCTGCGCCTCGGCGGACAGCTCGGTAAGCGGAAAGCGCACCCACGGTTGGGCCACTTTCTCGCCCTCGGCCTCGCCGTCGACGACGGACATGGCGACCAGGTCGTCGCCGTCAATCTGGAGAATTCGCAGTGTGTGGCTCATCTTGATACCTCAGGCCAATCCGATCAGGTGGGGGAAACCGGACGCCGTGGTTGCGGCGATAGGGTTAGGGGCCGTGGTCGTAAGGCCGGTGTTGGCAATGCCGAAGCGATAGTTGGACATGGCGGCAATCCCCATGTTTGGAATGTTGATGTTGCCGCGAAGAAACGCCGGCCCGGTCGTACCGTTGAACCAGACACCGACCACGACATCGCCGGCCGCGACCGCGACAGGGCCGCCGGCGATGTTCATGGTTTTGAGACCGGTGCTATTCCACGTGCCCGACTGATCCGCCGTCACGCCGAGTAGGGTGTTGTTTTGATATAGGGCGGCGAAACAGCGTCCCGCGGTTAGCGTAACCCCAGCAGTGATTACGTGCATGAGAATGCTCGTAACGGTCGTCGCCTCGGGGATGTGCAGCTTATGCGCGTACAGAGTGCCGGCGGTAGTAAGAGCGGTTGACGCGCTGGCCAGCGACGGGTCCATCGTCCACGAGATCAGTGAATGATCCGGCGGGATCCATGCCCAATTCTGGAGCCACGCGGATGCCGACCCCGCGGCGTTCATTCGAAGGTGCGCGTGCGCGGCGCCGGTCGCGATCTGCGATAGCGCTACAATCTCGGGACCGAGCTTGGATCCGTACATGGGTTAGCCTCCGTCACTCAAACGTGGCGTTGATACGGAAGTCCGCCGCGCCGCTGGCGGCGAACGATGACGCCGACGTCGACGACGCCACGCGCAGTCCGGTCGCGTACCGCGGTTGCGAGTTATTCATGTCGTCGCCCTCAGGCCAGCCGAGCGCCACGCCCTGGCCGGCGGCGACGGGAAACGGCCCGCACAGCACGGTCCCGGACGACGCCGTGTTATCGAACACCCACACGTATCGGGTCGCGGCAGCGACGTTGACGACGTACAGGGACGTCAGCGCCCCCTTGCCGGTGGCGAGCTGGCGTGCCTCTTCGGCGGCCTGCGAACAGTACTGTCTCATTGAGGCACTCCTCCACTAGGCGCCGGCGCAGGGGCCGCCGCTGGAATGATCGGCGCGCATACGCCGTACTTGCCAGCCAAGGTGTCGGCGAACTCCTGCGTAAGCACGGCGCCAACATCCTTTGCAGCCTTGAGATCGGCGTAAAAGGCGGCGCTGCGCTTGGCGTAGGACTCCCGCTGCGCGTCCTCGTCGGGGTCCGGGATCTTGTATTCGCGCGATGGCGCAAGCGACGAGTCACCAAAGTTGATCGCGCACCAAGGCTCAATCGTGCCGGTCTGCAACCCACGCTTGATGCAACCTAGGTCGCCTTGCACCTTGGTCGACGCGACGCCGAACAGGACCGAGATGTCGACGCCCGGCGCCCCGCCCTGCGAACCAAGCGTGCCGTCGGTACCGAGGTAGATCCGAGCCGCAGCCTTCTCGGCCTTGGTGATTAGCTCGGACCAGACTTGCCACGCCGTCGAGCTGTTGACGATAAAGTCAACCTTTGACCCCGCGGGCTTGATCCCGACGGGCGAGTCCGACGTGCCGATCGCTTGCAGCAACTCGAGGAGCGCCGCGGCCTCGGAGGTCGCGTTGCCGTCGGCGTCCTGTAGCGGCATGCCCTCGGGCAGCTCTCCCAACACCTTGGCGTTGCCGTGCGCCGTCGATCCCTTGGCCCAATCGCGATTAGCGTACGCGTGCCGCGCCCAAACCAACGCCGCCGGCAACACGGCCGCAGCTTGCTTGAACGGCTCGTGCTCGCCCTCTTGGAAGACTACCCAACGGCCGTCCCCGTGGTGGATCTCCTCCTCGGGGCCCTCTTCGGTTTGGGTCACGTAGCAACGCTTGATGGCGTCCCAACGCACCCATTCGATCGGCCAGTACTGCAACGCGATGTCAACGCGCGACCCGTCTTCGCGCGGCGTCCAAACGTTGATGGCGAACGCGATACCGTGCTCGACAAGGCAGTCGTGCACGTTGCGCAGGGGGTCCGGCGTGATCCCGACGCCTTCGTTACCGAATAGCGCCTCGCCCTCGCCCGCGATACTGACGGCGCGCGCGCCCTTGGCCGGTTTGAGGCAGACCTTTATACAGCGCTGCGGGGCCAGGCGGTTTTCGCGCGCGACGAAAAGGGCGTCGTCCGTCCGCATGGACTCGGACAACCGCGCAGGCAACCGGAAGTTGCCGAGCATTTGCATATCGCGGGCGTTGACGATGTCCGCCAACGTCCAGGCGTAGGTGCCTGGCGCAAGTTTCGGTGGCGTCAGCGAACGCTGGAGTCGCCCCGTGTCGAATTCGGCAGCGGTCCGAATCTTTCTGGCCCGCTTGCTCGGTGCGCCCACACCGAGTGATAGCGCTCTCGCCCGGCTGCGGGCAACGCAAGGCTTGACGCGGGCCTCGACAGTTTCCTATCACCACAGGTGCGCTATCGCGTTACGGCACTTTCGATCGTCGTGTCAGGCGACGAGCCGCCGAGCGAATTCCGCATTTTCACGGCCGGCCAAGTCGAGACGACGAAGGGCACCTTCGTTTTTGACGAGGACGCCGCGGCCGCAGTGATGGCCGATTACCAGGCGCACGGGATCGATCTCATGGTCGATTACGACCACGCGGCCCTTGGCGGCACGTCAGCCGATCCCGCCCTCGCCTCGAGGGCCGCGGGTTGGTTCAATCTCGAGGTCCGAGGCGGCGAGCTGTGGGCGGTCAATGTTCGTTGGACGCCCAACGCCGCACAGGCGCTGCGCAACCGCGAATGGCGCTTTATGTCTCCGGCTTTTGAGGTCGGGCAGGACAAGAGGATCACGTCACTACTCAACGTGGCGTTGACCAACATCCCGGCAACGCGCCGGCTAACTCCGCTAATGGCGGCGAACAAGGGTGGCGGCATGAGCGTTGAGGAATTTATCAAGGTCTGTAAAGCCCTTGGAATCGATATGAGCTCCTCCCTCGAGGACGCTATGGCAAAGATCAAGGGCGAGCCTGCCAAGGACAAGTCCGACGCGCCCGCCGACAAGCCTGCGGACGCGCCTGCGCCTGAGGCCGCTGCCGAAACCGCAGCGCCGCCGGCCAAGGAAGAGGAAAAGCCCGAGGCGGTTGCCGCCGCTGCTAGCAGGCTCATGCGCCTGTCCGGCGCCGAGTCGTTCGTCGGCGCCGTGGCCGAGGTCGAGGTTTGGCGTGCGTCGCACATCAAACTAGAGACTGAGACCGCCAGGCTTGCTGCCGAGCGCGCCGTCCTCGAGGCCGCCAAGCGCCGTGAGATGGTTGCTGAGCTAGTCAAGCTCGGCGCGGAATTCCCGTCGACGGTTTGGGCCGATGACAGCGCCACCAAGATCAAGTCGCGCTGGCTTGCGATGTCCATGGCCGACCTCGAGGCGCACGTCTCGGAACAGCGCGCTGCGCGCGGCGGTAAGGCGCCGCCCCCGAAGACGCCCGTCGGCGGCACCGTCGACGCGAACGGCCTCGACGCCCGCGAATTGCAGATTTGCAAAGAAACGGGATGTGACCCCAAAACGTTCGCGATGTTGAAGTCGCGCCGGACCGCCTGAGGAAATGAGCAATGGCTAACGCGACCAGCAATCTCGTTTATCGGCCCTACGGCCTCGGCGGCCGTAACATCCACATGCCCGTTGACGGCGGCTCTCACATCTATGAGGGCACCCTTGTTTCGCAGCTTACGGGGACGGGAATGCTCGTTCCGGGGTCGACCGCGTCGAGCGGTCCGGCCGTCGGCGTTGCGACGCACGAGACGGACAACACGGGCAGCGACGGCGCCAAGCGCTGCGTCGTTCACACCGACCGCGTGTTCCTTTTTGACAACGGCAGCGGCGGGGACGCGTGCAGCGAAGCGACGCTTCTCGGCGCGCCCGTTTACATGTTCGACGACCACACCGTCTATGACAACGACGCGGGCGGCACGCTCAAGCGAGCGGGATACTTTGCTGGCATGGAGTCCGACGGCAAGGTTCGCGTGTTCGTTACCGCGTTCGGCGCGGGCGCGCACGTGCAGCCTGTGACGGCGCCGACGGCGCTCACGTTCACGGCGGTTGCCGGCACGGCGAATACGACCCTCGAGGCCATGCCCAACCCGACCGATACGCCCGCCGACGCCGACGCGCTTCGGGACGACATCGTGGCGAATCTCCTCCCGCCGCTCCGAAACAACATCGCGGACCTCGCTACCGCGGTCAACACCCTTCGCACGGCGCTCATCAACGCCGGCCTGACGGTCTGAGGAAACTACGATGACTAACCCCCTTTATATTCTCGAGACGCTGCCGACCACTGACCAGGCGGCAATGCGGGAATTCGACGACCGTTACCTGGCGTCGATCGGTGCCGCGCAGCCGCCCTCGTGGTCGGACCTCGGGGATCTCTTCCCGACGTCGGCGCCGATGGTGACGTTTCCGATCTCGTCCCTCGCACTGAAGTATGTGCAGGTGCAGGGCGAGCCGCGTTTCAAGACGCTGTTGTCCAAGTCCTTCGATATCAAGTCGGAGGAGTTTTCCTGCGGTATCGAGGCGAAACTCCTCGACCTCACGACGCAGGTGTTCGCCTATCGCAACTGGCAGCTCGGCCCGTCGCGCATGATGATCGCCGAGGCGAATTTCCGGAACGAATCGATCGTTACGCTCCTCGAGGCGGGCGCGTCGACGGCGTGGGTTGACGGCGCCAACTTCTTCTCGGCGACGCATCTCTCGGACCTCAACAACCCGTCTTCGACCACGTGGTCTAACTACGAATCGGCGGGTACGGACGTCGTCAGCATTTCGAATCTCCAGGCGCAGGTCACTGCAATGCAGGGCGTGCTCGACGAGAACGGAAAAAAGATCGGCGCCAACCCCGACACGATCATTGTTCCGACCGGCAAGTTTGAGCCGCTGAAAAACCTGCTCGCGCAAAACCTCATGCTCGCGGGCGGCACGTCGACGTCGGTTACCAGCGCCGCGACGAGCAACCCGTACGTGGGCCGATTCAACGTTGTGCACGCGCCCGAGCTCACGGACGCGAACGATTGGTACCTCGTCGACAGCAAGCTGCGCGCGTCTAGCGGCCTCGCCCCGTGGATCTCGGTCCGGTACACCGCGCCGAATCCGTCGCTACAACTCCGCAAATGGGACGAGTCCTCGGACTTTTTCAAGGACACTGGCCGTATCAAGGTCTCTTCGCACATCTGGTACGGATTCGCCCTCGGATTCCCGCACGCGATCCGCAAGGTCGTCGGCGCCTGATCGGAATAGCAACTAGCGACGTGCCCGGCCTGCCCGCTAACGCGGCGCGGGCTTGAGGCATTGAAGGGACCATGGCCGCCTACGCTACCCGTAAAGACTTGTACCGATACGGCCTGGCGCGCGGCGCCCTGGCCAACTCGGGCATGTCCGTCGGGTCGGCGACGGCGGCAACCGACCTGTTCGAACTAGAGTCGCACGGCCTCGAGACGGACGACGCGGTCCTAGTCCGCGCGGCCGACGGCGGCACGCTGCCCTCGCCCCTCGTGGCGGGGACGACCTACTACGTCATTCGGATTTCCGAGTCGACATTCAAGGTGGCGGCCAGCGCCGGCGGCGCGGCCATCAACCTGACGACCAACGGCACGTCGGTGATCGTGACGGTCCCTCTGCCGTATGACGACGTCCTCGAGTATTACTCGCGATTCGTCGACGACCTCTTGCCGGCGCATATCGTCCCGCTGGAGTCGCCCTATCCGGTTACGGTCGTTGCGACCGTCGCCGAGCTGGCCGCGCGGCGCCTGCAATTGATGGCGGGGCAGTCGTCCGAGTCCATGGCGGAGATCGAGGTCGGCGCCAAGGCCAAGCTTGAGCGTTGGGCCAAGGCCATTCCGTTGCGCGACAGCGCGGCCACGGGGCCGACCAACCTGGCAATCGTTAGCACGTCGACGGGCGCCGACCCGCGCGGTTGGGGATCGGGGTCGTTGCCTTGAGCGCCGCCGCCCTGAATTCGCTGCGGGACTTTACGCGCAGCCTGGCCGGCCTGCCCACGACCGTCGCAACTAAGGTCGCCGCGGCCGCCGCGCCTGCGATCACCGACGCCGCCCGCGCGACGTTCGACGCCAGCACCGACGCATACGGCGTGCCTTGGGCGTCGGGTGCCGAGGGGCAAACCGTTACGCTCAAAGACACAGGCACCCTGGCGTCGACGATTCGTTACGTCGCAATCGGGACCAAGCTGCGGGTCGCCCTCGGGACCGCATACGCCAAGTACCAGGTCGGCCGGCGCCCCGTGACCCCGCGTCAGGGGGACCCGCTGCCGGCCGCCTATCGCCAGGCGCTGGCCTCGGCCGCGGCCAAGGTCATTCGCGAAGAGCTCGGGGGCGGCAAGTGATTCGCGAGATCGGCGCCGAGTTGCAAACCGCGCTGCGCGCCCGCGGCGTGCCATTCGACGTTGTCGTTGGCCCCGAGGCCACCCGCACGACCACGTGGGGACGCGAGCGCATCGTCATCGAATACGCCGGACAAGACAAATTCGTACCTGTCCGTAGCCAGCGCCACAACGCCAAACACTACGGCAATGTCCAGTTTGGCGGAAAGCTAACGATCTACGCCAAGTCCGCAAAGGCTGGCGCCATGCCTTGGGAGCATCGACGCCGCGCGCACGCCGTCATGCGCCAATGCGTCGTGGCGCTGTCCGATGTCCTCTACCAGCGCAAAAACGACGTCGCCTTTACCGGCGGCGAGTTGACGGTGCCGGCCGATCTCGTCGCGTCCGAAGTCCACGGCGGCGCCGCATATGAGTTGCGCTTTACCTTTGAAGCTTCAATCCCCGATAGGGATTGGGCCGGCGATGCCGCCGACGAGGTCAACACCGACGACCTCAGCTTCGCCAATCAAACGCGCGCGCGTCACGCCGGCACCGACGAGGGGGATCCCTACGTCACATCGTGTGGAGAGTAAGCCATGGCCGTACTGCCCTCAGCGTCAGTTAGTGTTAGCGATACCGCGGGCGCATTCGCCGGCGGCACGGGGTATTGCGTTGTCATCGGCTGCGCCGAGACGAACGCGGATATCACGCCCCGCGTGTTCTCGTCCGTCGATTCGCTGATCGCACAGCACGGGTACTGCCCCGCGGTCTCGTACGCAGCGATGCATTTCGACGAGACCAAGAAGCCGATCATTTTCGTCGGCCTGCCCAAGGCGACGGCGGGCGTCGCGGGGTCGCACGACTCGACCGGCGTTACCGGCACGTCCCGGATTTCGGTCGCGGCCGGCGCGAATGGCTACCTCGAGGAGGTCGACGCGGTCCTTACGGTCGTCACTGGCGGCACCGTCGGAGCGAACGGGATCACGTTCAATCTCTCCCTCGACGGCGGGCGCACCGAAAAGCTGGTCCGTCTCGGGACCGCGTCTAGCTACACGATCCCGTACGTCGGGATCGTCCTCAGTTTCGGCGCCGGCACCCTCGTCGCTGACGACGTGTTCACGTTCCGAACGACCGCGCCGATGTGGGACTCGGCCGGTATGTCCTCGGCCAAGACGGCCTTGGCGGCGCAATCGAAGTTGTCGCGGTCTTGGCTTGTCGTCGGCGACCTGGCGAACAGCACGTTCGCCGGTTACGTGACCACGGCGGTCAACGGATACGAGACAGCCAACGACCGCTTCACCTACGCCCGCGCGCAGGTCAAGGACCGCGCCCCCCTCGCCAAGGCCGCCAAGTACCAGGTGCGCATGACGGGCGCGCCGTCGTTGACCTTCGCTGAGGTCGGCGCGACCGGCGACACGATCACGCGGGCGACCGGCAGCTGGATTACCGACGGATTCGCCGTTGGCGATTACGTCACCGTCACGGATACGGCCAGCAACAACGTCTCCGGCGTCATCGCGGGTCTTAGCGCCACGGTGATCACGCTCGATACGGCGGACCTGGTCAACGAAACCACGGCCGCCGCGACCGTCGTTGCCTCGCCGATGCTGACGTTTGCCGAGGTCGGCGCCACGGGCGACACCATTACCCGCAGCTCGGGGTCGTGGATCGCCGACGGTTTCGCGGTCGGCGATACCGTCACGATCACTGGCACGGCCGGTAACAACGTCACGGGACCTATCGCGGCGCTGTCCGCGACCGTTATGACGATGGACACGACGGACCTCAACGCCGAGACCATCGGCATGCGGTCGGTGACCATCGAGAAAAGCCAGACGATGGCCGCGTGGGTTTCCGCGCAGGCGACCGCGTTTGCCAGCGTCGACGCGCAAAAGCGGATTGACCTCGGCCTCGGCCGCGGCCGCAAGCTGTGCCCGGTTACGGGGTACGAATTCCGGCGCCCCGTGCAGTGGGCGGCGTCGCTGCGGGAGTACCGTTTCGACCTTCATATCCCGTGCTGGCGCAAGTCCGACGGACCGCTTGATGGTTGGGACCTCGAGGACGAGGACGGCACGCTGGTCGAATTCGACGAGCGCGTCACGGGCGGCGCCCTGGCGGATCGGTTCACCTGTTTCCGCACGTGGGCCAACGGCCCAAACGGCGCGTACATCGCGCTGTCGATGACGCGGGCGACCGAGGCAAGCCTGTTGTCGCGCACGCACAACATGGCAGTGGCCAACCTCGTTTGCACGATCGTCCAGGCCGAGACGGAAAACGCGGTCGGCCAGGTGTTGCAGCTCAACGATGACGGCACGGCGACCACTGCGTCGCTGGCCATCATTGAGGGGCGCGTCAACAGCGCCTTGCAGCGCAACGTGTTGCAGACTGGCCCCGAGGGGCGGCGCGCGTCTAAGGCGGTTTGGACGGCCAGCAAGACTGACCTCCTCAATACGCCCGGCGCCACGCTCAACGGCGTGACGGACTTGGTTATCAACGGCACCCTGGAACAGATCGCGACCAGCGTTCGCGTG